ATTCGTCACATTTCGTATCAACGACGTCATAAACTCTTTCTGGTTATCCGGTACCGACTGCTCCTCTATCCACTCTACAATTTGTTCATCCGTCATCTTCGGTATCTTCACACGTCTCGTTCCATACCCATTCTTCAATAATCCCACATAATAAGATACCGGTAAAAAATTTGGACTACCATCCTCTTTCAACTGATTAGAATATCGCACCGACACCAATCTATTAGACTGATACGAAGGAACAATAAAATGAGAACTGTTTAATCCTAGTATTCCATAGATAATATGGAAATACATCAACAAAACCGCCGTCATATCACCATATTTTCGCTGGTCACATAATACCGTCCACGTAGGAATCATTTTCAATACCATATTCGTACCTATCCTCTGCTGGTCATCCAACGTCATTTCTTCAATATTAGTAGTAGACAATCCATAACAATCCGAAGGCAATCTCGTCACACCCGCCGTCTCTCTACACAACTGAAATAACATCACCATATCCTTCTGATACTGTTCCCCTCCATAATACGATGAAATCTGCGCGGATCTAACATTCAAAATAGGTAATACATTATCACTGACATTGATACGCTCTGTCTCAAATACATCATTGTAGGTAGAAGATTTAATATATTGTACCGTTCTTGTTAATGCCGCTAATGGATTGTAAGAAGAACGACGGGAAAAAATAAGTACTAACACAATAATGAGTACAACGACTGCTATTCCAGCACATAAAAGATACGTTTTATTTTCATACCACTTCATTCTGATACAAGTTGTATCAGAAAATTTATACCGAATAATATTTTTTTATTCCGAATAACAATACTCTTCCACCGTCACTTCTCTCTCTGGTATCTGTTTCTTAAAATACTCTATCCTCTCACTCAACATCCTCATCCTTCTCGTAAACTCTTTCTTATCCACCGACAACCCATTCCGCGTCATCCGAAAACAACTCGGATAAACATCCTGACCCCGTGAATACCCATCCGGATTCAATCTCAAAAAAACAATAGGGCGTGACCCACAATCCTCAAATAATTCCATCATTCGTTTCGTTTCACAATTATACCCACGATGCTGGTTCTCGTCACATTCTATGATAATTGTATGCGTACCCATATCAATCCTAACATCCGGTCTTCGCTTACTGCATCCTCCTTCCACTATTTTATCAAATATCATCGTAATACTTTCCTTGAATTCATCCTTTAAATAATCTGTCATATGATGTTCCTTCAATTTATACCGATGTGGTATCTCCACCTCTGGATGAAGAACACAGTAACAAGAAAAACAATATGGATGAAAACGGTATTGTTTAGCTACATAATACATATTGTAGTTATGACATGAATTTTGAGGATTGCAGATAATACACTGGATTTTTTGTTTTAGGTGAACACAAAGACCGGAACCGTTACAGTCCTTACACGTTCGTCTTCTAATACCATGTTCACAAAATTTTGTTGGAAGTTTGCAGTCAGAACAGTCGTATTTAGGTTTATTATGAATACATAGTAAACTACCTCCACAATCAGCGCAGTAAGAACGACGTTTTCCATGTTCACAGACATTACACCCTTTACATGGAACGCAATTATCTATAATTATATTATGTTCACATATTTTGTTACCGCCACAAATCTTGCACATCTTTTTCCTATTCTTGTGTATGCATAATTGACTTCCGTTTCCGCATTCTACACAGGAGTATTTTAATTTAGAATGAATGCATATAGAACTTCCTTTACATTCACGGCATACATCTTTTCTAATTCCATGTGGTTTACATAGACTGTTACCACCGCATTCGCCGCATATCTCCTTTCTCTTATTATGTTGACAATAAGATGACCCTCCACATTCTCTACATGTACGTTTCTGCTTTCCATGAGGGCATTTTTGCTTATCTATGCATGAGTTGCACATCTTGTTTGTCTTTCTAAATTCACCGTCTTTCTTACATCTACTACATTTATTTTCTTCTGTAACTACAGGTTCATTATTATTCAATTCAACACTCATATTTTATTAGATATGAATACGGTTAAATTAAAATGAAAAATATTCAGTTTTTATATGAAAATCATATAAAACACGATTTTCAGAAATTCTACTCTTGTTTAAGTAGGAATTATCAAAAAACGGATTCATATGTGATCATATAACCTATTTTTTTTTATTTTTATTTAAAATCTTGTATACTATTAAACACAACAACAATATGTCATCAACGACTTCCTCAAACACGCTCACGTCAGGTTTCATAGATTTGGCTACCTATGACGAGCCAGAGAAGTACATGTACGGCGGCGCCAAGTCCGTCTCTTACTTCGTCCGCCGTGTCACCAAGTCTACTTGGTTCACGGTTGTGCCGACGACCCTCACGCTGAACCAGACGCCGGCATTCGGTGTTCAGTGGGATGCCAACATTTCCCGTGCTGGTGATTACCTCCTGTTCAACTGGCTGCGCGTATCGTTCCCGTCTGTGTCGGTGAACGCCCAGACGGCTCGTTTCGGCGCCAACTCTCGCATCCGTTGGTCTCGCAACCTGATGCACCACTTGCTGAAGGAGACGGCAGTGACCTTCAACGATTTGGTCGAGATGCGTTTTGACGACTACTTCCTTGATTTCTGGTCGGCCTTCACGGTCACCTCATCCAAGCGCGTTGGCTACAATAACATGATCGGAAACATTTCCCTCCTCAATAACTACTCCAACGCCCCTGGTGCCGCCAACAACGGTCTCGTCATCCCGGCTGCGACCCTCATCCTGCCGCTCCCGTATTGCCACACCCGCGACACGGGTGTTGCTCTCCCGACGGCCGCTCTGCCTTACAACGAGATGAAGTTGCGCTTCAACTTCCGCGACTGGACCGACCTGCTCATCATTGACAACGTCGCCGCCATCGCCGGTGGTGCTGGTTCTGGTGGTGTGTCCACCTATGCCTCCCCGTCGGACCTCCTGAACGCCAACGTTCAGCTGTCCAACGTGCAGGTGTGGGCCGAGTATGCCCTCGTCAGCAACGACGAGCGCAAGCTCATGGGCCAGGCTCCTCGTGATATCCTCATCGAGCAGGTCCAGACCAACAACCCGCAGTCCGTTGACCCGACCCGCAACTCCACGCGCATTGACATCCACTTCTCTCACTCTGTCAAGGCGCTCATGTTCGCTCTCCAGAACACCACGAACAAGGCCGAGTGGGCCAACTACTCTTCCGCCTCCCCAGTTCCTCAGGCAACGGGTGTCAACTTCGCTCCTTCCGCCGCATCGGACGCAGTTTCCCAGATCTCGCTCTACTACGAGAACACCCAGCGTCTGTCCAACATGGCGGTTGACTACTTCTCGCTCATCCAGCCGTGGTACCGCGCCCCGGCCATCCCGGAGGAGACTGGATACCACCTCTACTCGTATTCGCTCGACCTCTTGGATGTCAACCCGCACGGTTCTACCAACTACGGTAAGCTCACCAACGTCGGCGTTGAGTTCGCCCCGTCTGCCGAGGCAGCTGCTGGTGGCGCCGTTGCTGGTTCTCTCGCCGTCCCCGGTTCGGCCGCCGAGATTGCCGCTGGTCAGGGTCTCAAGCAGGCCTTCTCGTTCGTGCTTGTCGCTGTTAACCACAACATCGTGCGCATTGCAGGTGGCGCCCTGGGTGAAATTGGGAAGCCCAGAAGAGGAAGCTGCCAAAAAAGTTACTATTCCACTTTTTTGGATAAACAGTCTAAGAATGGTATGGATATCGCCATGTGCGCGTAATTCATGATATAACTTCCTAGTCCCTTGTGTAGGGGCAAGATAATTCATAATGTGTCGGAGAACTCCTTAGAGCCAATACTACTAAACCAGCTTGGAAACAAGTTGTGTGGACAGGTTAATAGCCTCGTGTATAGTAAGAACGTATTGGATTGGACGACCCGCGGGTAAAGTGCCTCACTGTCGCTATGATAAGACAATGGTACTCCCTCAACGACTGCTAAATTATCGGTCTGAGATGACTAATCATCATCAATGAAGGCTTAAGGTACAGTCTGGCTGGTAGCGAAAGTTATCAGATACAGAGACGTTCCCGGTTCTGTAAACTTAATAATAATAACATTAGTATCCCTTATTTTTATACAGCATGTATAAAAATGAATGTTATATATGAAAAAATAGGCTAGACTATACATGTCGTTAAAGTA